TAAAAATAATTAATTAAGGAATTAATATATGGTATCAAGTTATTCTACAGACCTCAAACTAGAACTCATGGTCACAGGCGAAAACGCCGGTACATGGGGAGACATTACAAATACAAATTTAAACATTCTACAACAAGCAATTGCTGGTTATGAATCAGTTGCATTAAATGCAACAACAGGTGCAACTTTAACTTTTTCAAATGGTGTTACTTCTAACGGTAAAAATGCCGTTTTAAATTTAACAGGAACTTTAACTTCTTCAGTTAACGTTGTTATTCCAGATGGTGTTGAAAAAACATATACTGTTAAAAATGCTACAACTGGATCTTATGCAGTTACTTTTAAAACAACTTCAGGATCAGGAGCTACTTGGGCAGCTGCTGACAAAGGTGTAAAATTACTATATTCTGATGGAACTAATGTTACAGATGTAAATTCACAGTTAAAAACAATAAGTTTATTCACTTTACCGGCTGTTGATGGAACATCAGGACAGGCAATTCTTACAGATGGGACTGGTACTTTATCATTTGGTAATGCCGGAATTTCAACAGGAAAAGCTATTGCAATGGCAATAGTTTTCGGATAATATTAATAAGGAGATAAATTATGGCAAATCCAAATATAGTAAACGTAACACAAATTTACGGTCAAACGACCTATGCTGCTTTAACAACAACTCTTACAACTGTACTATTAGCAAACTCTGCTGCTTCAGGAAAAGTTTTTAAAATAAATTCAATCATGATTGCAAACGTAGACGGAACAAACGCTGCCGATGTGACAATAGATATTAATACTGCAGCTGGTGGTGGCGGTACATCTTATGCTTTAGCAAACACAATATCTGTCCCTGCAGATGCAACATTAAATTTAATTGATGGAAATTCTTCTTTTTATTTATTAGAAGATAAATCAATTATTGGTGGAGCAAGTGCAAACGGAGATCTTGAAGTAGTTATTTCGTACGAAGAAATAAGTTCTAGTTAATCGGAGGTCCAAGCTATGTCTAATGGCGGAATTATCGGACCAATAAATGATCCAACTCGTGGTGATCTTATAACCACATTTACATCATCAGGAACATATTCAAATCCAGGAATTGGTCCAGGTCAAGCAGATTATTTAGTTGTCGCTGGTGGAGGTGGTGGTGGTTATAATGCTGGAGGAGGTGGTGGAGCAGGTGGTTATAGAACATCATTCCCAGGAGGAACAAAATTAACGGTACCAGCAAGTCCAATATCAGTAACAATAGGAGCAGGTGGAGCAGGAGCATCATCATGTGGTTCTAAAGGTGCTTCAGGATCAGATTCAATTTTTGCAAATTCACCATCACCAATAACATCCGCAGGAGGAGGCGGTGGAGGTAGTGGTGGTAATCCAGGTGGAGCATCTGGAGGATCAGGTGGAGGTGGAAGATCAAATCAAAGTGCAAGTGGTGGAACAGGAAATACTCCACCAGTAAGTCCTCCCCAAGGAAATAATGGAGGATCTACAGGTGGAGGAGGTCCCCCTGGTACTAATGGTGCAGCAGGTGGAGGTGGTGCAAGTGCAGCAGGTGGAACAGGAAGTCCAGGGGTAGGAGCTGGAGGAATAGGTTCTTCAAATATAATTTATGATAGTCCAACAGTTGGAACACCAGGTCCAGCTTCAGGAAGATATTATGCAGGAGGTGGAGGTGGAGCACCTAACGATGGACCTATACTACCAGCAGGAGTTGGTGGAGCAGGAGGTGGAGGACCAGGAACAAATACTCCAGGTACAGTTAATACAGGTGGAGGAGGTGGAGGAGGAATATCAAGTCCACCAGGAGGAGCAGGAGGAGCAGGAATAGTTATTATTAGACAAGTTTGTGCATCACCAACATATCAAAACGCACCAGGCGTCTGGTCACTACAATGTCAATACAATTATAAAAAAGCTGGGCAGTGGACTGCAAGTGCAGCAGTATTATTAGATTATTTAGTAGTAGCAGGTGGTGGTGGAGGGGGTGGTCAAGTTGCCAGCGGAGGTGGAGCAGGTGGATATCGTACTTCATTTCCAGGTGGAACAAAAATTTCAATAGAATTAAATTCTTCAATTCCAATTACAATTGGAGCAGGTGGAGCAGGTGGAAATGATGCTGGTGCTTCACCTCCTAATCCTGCACCAGGATCGGATTCAATATTTTCAACAATAACTTCAACAGGTGGTGGAGCTGGTGGTATATATAGATGTGGATTTAGAAATGGTTCAAATGGTGGATCGGGTGGTGGTGGAATGTTTTCATGTGCAATTGGAGGATCAGGAAATACCCCTCCAGTAAGTCCTCCTCAAGGAAATCCAGGAGGAAATTCTTCCTCATCTCCTATTTTTATTAGTGGAGGTGGTGGTGGAGCTGCTGCTGCCGGTAATGGAGGTCCTGGTGGTAATAATGCAAGTGGAGGAGCAGGTTCTCCTAACTCAATTTCAGGTAGTGCAGTAACTTATGCTGGAGGAGGTGGAGGATGGACTAATAGTGCTGATGGAAATGTAAGTGGAGGAGTAGGTGGTGGAGGAGCAGGCGCTAGACAGAATAATCTTAATGGTACAGCAGGAACTGCTAATACAGGCGGCGGAGGTGGTGGTGGTAGAAATACAGATGGTGCACCTAATATTGGTTTTGGTGGTGCTGGAGGATCTGGTATAATTATTATAAGAGCTCCAGGATCAGCTAATATTTCAGCAAGTCCAGGCACAAATACAGTAACAACTTTACCAGCCCCAGCAGGTGGTTGCAAAGTGGCTACATTTACAGTATCTGGAACGTTGACTACATAAAAAATTAATGTATAAATAAAATAAGGAGTTAAAAATATGGCACATTTTGCAGAAGTAAACAGCTACGGTTTAGTTTTAAGAGTTGTAGTAATTGACAATAACGACGTTAATGCAAACGGTGGCGATCAATCAGTTGCAGCAGAGGAAAAAGTTAAATCTATAGTTCCTTTCACATCTGGAAATAGATGGGTTCAAACTTCTTATAACAATAATTTCAGAAAACAATATGCTGGAATTGGTTACTCGTTTGATTCCACAAAAAATAAATTTATCGCACCACAACCATTTGCATCTTGGTCGCTCGACTCTAATGACGACTGGCAAGCACCTGTTGCATATCCGACAGTTACAACTTATGGAGATAATGTAAGATACTTTATTTCTTGGGATGAAGCTGGTCAAAGATGGATTGGTAAAGACGATCAACAAAATAAATTCGCTTGGTCACCTGAAACATCATCTTGGATTGCTACGGGCAATTAAGTTTAAAAATTTTAGGAGCACCAAATGGGATCACCGAATGGCGGTATAGTAGGAGTTATTAATCCAACATCGTTTGGAAAGTGTACCGTTACATCTCGAACATCATCTGGAACATTAACAACGCAGCCTGGAACACGAGTAGCTCAAACGTTTATGGTTGGTGGAGGATCTGGTGGAAGATCAAATACTTATGTTGGTGGTGGAGGATCTGGAGGTGGTATATCTCAATCATCTTCTTTAAATGTTTGTGGAGCAACAGCGTATCCAATAGTAATAGGAGGAGGTGGAGCTGGATCTAATAATGCATTTGGACAAATTGGATGTAGTGGAACAGCTTCTACAGGTTTAGGAGCAACTGCTTTAGGAGGAACAAGTCAACCTACTTGCGTTAGTCGTGGAGCAAATCATGTAGATGGAATTTATATAGGTGGAACTGGATCTGGATCTGGTGGAGCTGGAGCAGGTGGAGACGGAGGACCAGGAACTTGTAGTACAGGTGGAGCTGGTGGTTTAGGTACACCTTCTAGTTTATCAGGATCTCTTATAGTTTATGCCGGTGGTGGTGGAGCTGGAAGTACAGGTTCTGTAAAATCTGGAACAGATGGAGGTTCACCAGGAGCAACACCAGGAAGTAATGCTGGAACAGCAACAGCAAATAGAGGTGGAGGTGGTGGTGGAATGAAAAGTAATTATCCAAGTGGATCTCATCAACTTTCTTCTGCTGGAGGTCCAGGAATCGTTATCGTAAAAGAATTAAACAAAGCAAGTGGATCATGGCCTTTAAGTGCACAATTTAGAAGCCAGAAACAAGGAACGTGGCCAAGATTAGTATTTGATTTAGATTATTTAGTAGTAGCAGGAGGTGGTGGAGGTGCAGGTGCAGGATTTGGTGGAGGTGGAGCTGGAGGTTATCGTACTTCATTTCCCGGTGGAACAAAATTATCAATAGGTACAGGAAGTTATCCAGTAACAGTTGGAGCAGGTGGTACTTCAGGAACATGTAGTGCAACTCAAGGAAGTTCATCAATATTTGATACAATTACATCAGCAGGAGGAGGAGCAGCAAATCCAGCTTCTTCAGGTTCAATTAATGGAGGATCAGGAGGTGGAGGTGGAAGAGATTTTCCAGGTGTATTTGGATTAGGAAATACTCCGCCAGTAAGTCCATCACAAGGAAGTGATGGTGGTCAAGGATCTGGTTCGCCTTCATATAGAGCAGGAGGTGGAGGAGGAGCAAGTGCTGTTGGAGTTTTAGGAAGTACTAGTGGTAATGGTGGAGCAGGTTCAGCAAATTCAATAACAGGTTCACCAGTAAGTTATTCAGGTGGAGGAGGTGGAGGAACAACAAACTTTGGAGCTACTCCAGGTGGAACAGGTGGAACAGGTGGAGGAGGACCAGGATCTAGTTCAAACGCTCCAGGAACTGCTGGAACAGTTAATACAGGAGGTGGAGGAGGTGGTGGACGTTATGTTTGCGGAGGATCTCCAAACGTTTATCCAGGAGGAGCAGGAGGATCAGGTATTATTGTTATAAGAGCTCCAGGAACATTAGGGCTATCAGCAAGTCCAGGTACAAACACAGTTACAACATTACCGGCACCAGCTGGAGGTTGTAAAGTAGCTACATTCACAGTTTCTGGAAGTTTAACAATAAGTTAATTCACTCTTTACAAATCATATAGAAATTAATATATAGTCATTAGAATGAATTTACAGAACTACTATTACTATTTTCAAAGTGCACTCACACCTAGATTTTGTGATGAATTAATTAAATATGGAATATCACAACAGGAACAATTAGCACTTACTGGTGGTCAGACAAATAAAATTAATGAAGGTAAACCACTTGATGATAAGGATATAGTAGATTTAAAAAAGAAAAGAGATTCAAATATCGTTTGGTTAAACGATCGTTGGATTTATAAAGAAATTCAACCATTTATTCATCAAGCAAATAGATTAGCAGGTTGGAATTTTGATTGGGATTTTTCTGAAAGTTGTCAATTTACAAAATATAAATTAAATCAATTTTATGATTGGCATTGTGATTCTTGGGAAGCACCTTATGCAAATAAAGATAATCCAGATTCATTTGGTAAAATTAGAAAATTATCAGTAACATGTTCACTATCAGACCCTAAAGATTATGAAGGTGGAGAATTAGAATTTGATTTTAGAAACATGGATCCTGATAAACCAATTGTGAGAAAGTGTGCTGAAATTGCACCACGTGGTTCAATTGTAGTATTTCCATCTCACGTTTGGCATAGAGTTAAACCTGTAACGAAAGGAACAAGATATTCATTGGTTATTTGGAACCTTGGATATCCATTTAGATAATGGCAAAATCAGATCAATTACAAGCATCGGTATATTTTAGCTCACCAGTATATTCTATTGAAATACCTGAATGGGTAGATGATGCAAATAAAGTTTGTGATAAATATATTAAAGATGCTAAAAAAAATAATGCAAAAATTATTAAAGAACGAGAAAAAAAATTAGGTAAAAAAGTAGGTGATCATGGAATGAGTTATCATTCTACATCATTAGTTGGAGATCCTGCTTTAAAAGAATTACAAGAATACATTGGAGCAACTAGTTGGAATTGTCTAGATCATATGGGATATGATTTAACTAACTATGAATTATTTTGGACTGAATTCTGGGTACAGGAATTTGGTGAAAAAGGCGGCGGGCATCACGAAGGTCATATACACTATGATAACCATATATCTGGTTTTTATTTTTTAAAATGTAGTGAAAAAACTTCAATGCCTGTTTTCCATGATCCAAGACCGGCTAAACTTATTACACAATTACCATTAAAAGATGAAAAAGAAATTACACTTGGAACACATCAAATACATTACAGGCCAAAACCAGGTACAATGATATTCTTTCCAGCTTACATGGAGCACCAATATGTAGTAGATGATGGTGTAGAACCTTTTAGATTCATACACTTTAATCTACAAGCTGTAAGAAAAATGATTACAGATACTGTAAGAAAACAAGGAATTAAAAAATAAACTATTAATGGAACAACTAGTTCTTATTAAAAGTAAACCAAAAAATAATTTTTTTGCTCCTGAATGGTGTTATTATATTTATGAAAATATAATAAATAATATTGATTTTAATCACATATCTAATTTAGTTTTAAAAAAAGAAAAAGAAATTATAAAAAAGTATAGACCAAGTAAAAAAGGTTCTGTAGATGGTTATACAGGATTAGGTAAAAATAGTTTAACTTCAAGATATGAAAATTTTAATGTATTGAAATGGAATGATTTAGAAATTAATAAATTAGAAAAACAAATAATAGAAAAACATAATAAATTTATTAAAAGTTTAAATTTAAATATACCTAATGAATTATATATACAATGTTGGGCTAATGTAATGAGAAAAGGAGAACAAATTAAACCACATATTCATTTTATAGATCCAGATACATATTTAGGAGGTCATATATGTGTTAAATGTACAAATACTTCTACTAACTATATAAATCCTGTTAATCAATTAAATGATCCAGAAATATATAAAAGTAAAAATGAAGTAGGTAAAATATCATTATTTCAAAACTGTATACCTCATTATACAGATATTCATAAATCAAATACTGAAAGAATAACTATAGCTTTTGATCTATACTTGAATAATGATAAAAAAAATGATAACTTTAAACAAATAATATAGGAAGAATAAATATGAGTTTTAAAAAAGATAAATACGTAATTATTAAAGAAGCAATATCAGAAGATCTTGCAAAATTTTGTTATGATTATTTCATGATGAAAAGACAAGTTGCAAGAACAATGTTTGATACAAAATATATTAGTCAGTTTACAGAATACTTTGGTGTATGGAATGATCAACAAGTTCCAGAAACATATTCACACTATTCTGACATTGTAATGGAAACATTACTTACAAAATTACTTCCAGTAATGGAAAAAGAAACAGGATTAAAATTAAATCCAAATTATTCATATGCTAGAATTTATAAAAAAGGAGATGTATTACATCGTCATAAAGATAGATTCTCATGTGAAATATCTACAACTATGCATTTAGGTGGTGGTTGTTGGCCAATATATCTTGAACCAGATGCATCACAAGGTGGTGTAGATGAGAAGACTGGAAATTATAAAGCATCAAAAGCTAAAGGTGTTAAAGTAATGTTAGAGCCAGGTGATATGTTAGTATATCGTGGAAATGAATTAGAACATTGGAGAGATAAATTAACCTTTGATGATTGTGGTCAAGTATTTTTACATTACAATAATATAGAAACTAAGGGATCTAAAGAAAATATATACGACCGAAGACCTCATTTAGGACTTCCCGCTTGGTTTAAAAAGTGATATAGAATCCTCTTACCAGAGGAGCTTACCACCAATTCTACCTCAAGCTCCTCTGGTATTTACTGTATTTATAAGTATAATAGAGGGTTATGCCATTACAAAAGATACAATTTAAACCTGGATTTAATAAACAACAAACTGCAACCGGAGCCGAAGGGCAATGGATTGATGGTGATAATATAAGATTTCGTTATGGTGAACCACAAAAGATAGGTGGATACCAGCAACTCGTTTCTAGCACCTTAGCAGGACCTGCGAGAGACCAGCATACTTGGACTGCATTAGATGGTAAAAAATATGCAGCAATAGGAACTTCAAAATTATTAGTTATTTATTATGAAGGTTCTTTTTATGATATCACACCACTTGATACACCATTAACAAGTTGTACTTTTACATCAACAACAGGATCATCAACTGTTACAATTACTAAAGCAGCGCATGGATTAGAGGTGGGAGATTATTTAATATTTTCTGCAGCAACAACACCAGGATTACCTACAACAAGTTATACATCAGCAAGTTTTACAACAAACGTTTTTGAAGTTAAATCAGTACCAACATCAGGTACATTTACACTTACTATGCCATCTAATGAAACAGGCACAGGTGTAACAACAGGTGGAACTTTAACAGCAGTTCCTTATATTTCTATTGGACCTACATTTCAAACTCCAGCCTTTGGATTTGGAACTGGATATTGGGGTGGAACAATTCCAACAGCAGTTACAACTACATTAAATGGTGGAATAGATAATGTTGTTACAACTATTACAGTTAACTCAGCTGTAGCATTTCCAGCATCTGGTCGAATAGATATTGGTACAGAATTAATTACTTATACAAGTAAAAATGCAACTCAATTTTTAGGTTGTACTCGAGGTGCAAATGGATCTACAGCAGCTTCTCATTTAACAGGAGCAACTGTAACTAATG